AGTGCGATCACGTCTCGCATGGTGCGCACCTCATTGATGCCATACGCGCCATGCTCTGCAATGTCATGCAGATTCAGCGTGTACTGCGTCAACGCATAGTGCTGGTAGTTCGCCAGTGCTTCGTTTGCCTGTGTCATGTTCATGATACGTCTCCTATGTTGCGTGTTTTAATTCCATGCAGTTCCAGCTTTCTAATCTCGTTATGGATGGCATCTTCGATGCTGTCGTAGCTAGCGCCGATAGCTCGGTCGTTAACCGGTACGTAGTTCACCTTTGGACCCGCGTGATGCAGCTTGTACTCGCCGGGGTTCCCGCTGAGTGCGCTAATGCGTCGTAAGATGCGTAGTTGGTCGTCAATTTTCATATCAATTTCCTATGTTGCGATGTGTTTAAACGTTACCAATCAAATGCTGTGCACACCGAGCCGCAGCGACTCTTCACGCAGTCGTGTGCTCGGATGTCAGCAATCCTTTGTGCCTCGGCCTCGGCTCGTCGGTTGTGCCAGCGCACCGGCTCGGCTCCCGCCAGTAGCTCGTCGCAGCGTGGGCATCCGGGCGTCTTGCGTCCGAACACGGGGCCGTCACATGTATGTTGCGTAGTCATTATCAAATCCCCTCTGTTGCAATGTGTTTAAACGGCCTCATCTAGTTCGTCGTTGGCTACTTGCCACTCGGTGCGGGCTGCCTCCCACATGTCCGCCACTGTCTGCACTGCCTGCTCCTCCGTCCCGTACATGTCGCGCTGCTCCCGCCGACTGTGTGAGAATTTCGGTATGTACATGGTGCCATGCTCGAAGTCGTCGTCGTGGAGGTCTGCCGGGGTGCCGTACCCATACTCTCGGTCTGGCAAGGTGAATTCCATGATCCGGAATTTCATGCGCCGTAGCATGCTCGGGTGTGCCATCGTGAAGGCGATACGGTCGAGGTCCACGTGCTCATCCGCACGTTTCACGGTCACGCGGATATCAAGAGGTCCCTCGTTGTTGTGAAGGATGGAGCGGGTGCAGCAAATCAATTCGACCCGCTGACCTTGCGCCTCGATACTATCGATGAGTGCGACGATGGCCGCGCCTCGATTGATCATCACGTTGGTCGAGGTGAAGTGTGCCGCACCGATGTTGACCGCGATGGTCACGATGGGCAGCGACGTGCGCTGCTCCTCACCCGGAGGCGTCATCATGCACTCGGCTATGCCAGCGCAGTACGCTGGTACATGTGGGAACGCTCCAGCTGGGGCATGCTGCCATGCTTCGCTGACGCCTTGACGTGTGACCGCTTTAGCGAACTCGGTCGATTCGGCCAGCTTCGAGCGGCCCTCACGCCATCCATGGGTGAGGAGCGAGTGCGCCTCATCCCATGTGCGGGTCCCGGTAAACTCGAAGTTGGCTTCGATGCTGCTCGGCGAGGCCCACGCCTCACCGATGGCCTGACCTTCGATGTCGGCCAGGAATTCGTCCCAGTCTCGTGTGTATGTGTACATAGGTGCCCTCATTTGCCTATAGGTTGCGATGAATCGTAACAGTGTGTCAACCCCCTGTTAACACGCTGCCTTGATTTTCTCGATGTCGGACTCTCCGAGTCCTTTCCAAATGTACGCCTGCTCCACGCTGGCCTGATCCATGCCCGCCGCTAGCATACGAGCGCCCTTGATGCTGGCACGAGGCGAGACGATGTGACGAATTTTCAATTCGTTGATCGCGGCCCTTATGCGCTGCACATGCGCCGTCCACACTGCGTCTCCGGACAACTCCGTTTCCATCGCCTCGTCATAGCTCATTTCGATGAATGCGAAGCGGTCGAGACTCGCCGCATCCAGCTGATTGCGTCCGACGTACTGCCTGTCCGCACCGTTCCCGTAGGTGTTCGCCGCTGCGATCACCACGAAGTCCGGGTGACGCTCGACCATGCCGCATGGGAACGAGGCGACCCCGTTGGCCATGTGCCCGTTGAACGCCAGCACCGCTGCCGGTGACGATCCGTCGATTTCATCGAACAGATACACGCCGCCATGTTTAAACGCCTTGTAGAATTCCGTCTCAACGTAGTTGCCATGCGGATCGATGAAACCTTCAAGCTCATGTTTCATGACCAGTGCGCCGGTCGAGTAGAACGGGAGGTCCACGGCGTTAGCGACTTGCTTTGCAAGCGTCGTCTTGCCTGAGCCAGCTGGTCCCACGAGGTACACGCTTTCACGTTGTGCCACGTACATGAGCACGTCGTCGAACACGTCATGGCGTGCCTCTGCAGGCAGCGTCCTGGTGTCCGCGCCGGTCCGAAGGACCAGCTCACGTGGCGGCTGTGTGAACTCGTCACGGACCACACGTTCGGCCTCGTCACGAATCAGATCTTTGATCTGGGTTTCGTTCAGGCCGTTGACATCCCGTAGGGCGTCGTTGATGGCCGAGCTAATGGCCTCGCCGATGTTCGCACCGCCAGCGTCAGGCCCATGCAGCCAGAGGCTGATGAGGTCCTTCGCCGGAGTGTTGACAGGCTTGCCGTAGGCAACCGCCAGCTGCTTCAGCGCACTGCGCTCGATGGCGTCAATGTCCGCGTCAACGGACGTGATTGACGCTAGTTTTGCTGCCGTTTCAGGCCGCAGTTTGTTACCATGATCAAACATAGTTTGCTCCAGTGTTGCGATGTTTAAACGTCTACTTCGAGAGTGCCAACCGTCGTGCAGACGGGGCAGGGACTGCTCGTCTCGGATATGCGGCTTGCCCACTTGCCCGACACTCGGGCAATGAACCCGCAATCGCTGCAAGCGACCTTCAGCAATCGAGTGCCTTGCTTCTTACGGAGCGTCGGATCGATCTTGGCATGGGGGAACTTGCCCAATTGCTCCGCAATTCCATTCAGCGTGGCTTCAAGCGCGCCGCCTGCTACGGTGGCCGTCAGCGGTCCGGTGAGGCCGATTGCCCTGGCAATTCGACGGAAGTCGCCGCGATGTCCACAGGCAATGCCTGCATAGACATGGGTAAGCTCATGAGCCAACACATCCAGAACCCTAACGGGTTCATCCAGGATGGGGTTGATACATACTTCGTATGTCCCATCGGCGCTGATGGACGGGTCGAATGCTTGCCCAAGCACGACCTTGCGAGTCTTGCTCCCCCGATATCCTATCGGGAAGCCACAAGTGATTCGGTACTGCTTGCCTTCCCACGCTTCCGCAGGGATCTGTGCGGACGGAAAGACCTCGGCTTGTAGCAGGACAGCTGCCGCATTCAGCCAAGTCTCTCTATCAACGTAGTTGATGGTTTCCATTTACTGCTCCGTTTTGTTGCGATTCGCCGCCACAATGAACGATGGGTTTAAACGTGTCAAGTGTTTATGTGAAATAAGCCTTGATGATAGGGTTCTGACCTACGGTCAGCTTTATGGAGTTTAAACAGTGTCGAAGGTCGTGGATATCCCGAGTGCGCGTGATGGGCTGACGGTGAAACAGCGCCTATTCGCAAGGTATGTGGCGCATGGCCTCTCGAAGAGAGAAGCCGCAGAGAAGGCTGGATATAAGCCTGGAGGGAATGCGTCGGATGTTGGGTATAAGCTCGCAAAATTACCGAAGGTACAAGCCGAGATTTCCCGTGTGAGTGCGGAGAATGCGCGTGAGGAACGCGTGTCACTTGCGCATCATGTGGCTCGCATGGAGGAGCTGAGCAAGGCAGCAGAGGACGCTGGGCAATACAGTGCTGCTATACAGGCCGCGCATTATGCGGGCAGGGTATCGCGGCTGTACGTTGAGCAAGCGCATGTCGTTACCGAGCGTATGGATGAGCCTGAAGACGTGCTTGCGCGTTTAAACGCGCTTATGTCCGCAAATGAGCCTCCACGCGGATGATGCGCCCGCGCATTATGCGCACCCCCACCCCCCTATGTGCGTGCGCGGAGTCCCGCACACACCCTTTTATTGCAATCCACACGAACGACCACCCCAATTTTAGATTTACCCCTTAATAGTGGTTGACACCCCCACCCCCATACCCCCTAAAAACGATTTGGGTCCCATCAGCGACAATGGGGAGGTGTCAATACGTATTTCCAAAACGGATGGGCTTTGGTATGTGTCTTTAACCTTAGAGGGGCACCTGATTGGTCTGCAAAGTTCTACCAAATGGGATGAATGTGCTGATCAGGTACAGCGTTTTGTCAATAACTTTGTATTAACTGAAGAAGAATATGTAAATGGGGCAGACAGACAGGCCCCCGAGGAAGGAGGAGGGGCCTGAGTGTGAGGCAGAGGGAACTCCTTGGGAGAGTAGTGGGATGTGCCTCACGTAAGCATTGTTAAGGACTCATATAGGCTATGTCAATAGAAACACAGTTCGTTAAACTTAAAAAACAGTTGACACCTGAGCGTATGTTGCTGCTTTCTAACAAGGAAAGGCAGGAAGTGTCGCAGTTATTGGAGTCATTGGAGGCTTCGATACGAAGGGAGAGGGCCGGGGAGTCTTTTTTAGAGTTTTCTGCTGGGGTATGGCCTGCTTTTATAGAGGGTGCTCATCATAGGAGTATGGCAAAGGCGTTTGAGAGGGTCGCCAGTGGCGATTTAAAGCGTCTGATGATCAACATGCCCCCGCGTATGGGCAAATCACAGCTCACTTCGTGGTTATTGCCTGCATGGATCATGGGTCGGTCGCCCGATAAGAAGATTATCATGGCATCCCACACCGCAGAGCTTGCCGTTCGCTTTGGTCGGATGGTGCGTAACCTCATTGGTAGTGATGAGTACCTGCAATTGTTTCCTGACGTGTCGCTGACGGCAGATTCCAAGGCGGCGGGTCGTTTCGACGTGTCGGGTGGTGGGGAATACTTCTCAGTGGGCGTCGGCGGTGCGGTGACGGGGCGCGGCGCGGACCTCTTGGTGATTGACGACCCCCATTCCGAGCAACAAGGGCAGCAAGCTGACCCCAAAGTGTTTGACAATACCTATGAATGGTTTACCTCCGGTCCCCGGCAACGATTACAGCCCGGTGGGGCCATCATTATCGTGATGACACGCTGGAGCCAGAAAGACTTGTGCGGCCAGATCATGCGGGACTCCATTACCAGGGAAGGCTCGGATGAATGGGAAGTCATTGAACTGCCTGCTATTTTACCTTCTGGCAATAGCCTTTGGCCAGACTATTGGCCACTCGATGAGCTGGAAAAAATCCGTGCCACACTGCCGGTTTCCAAGTGGGAGGCCCAGTACCAGCAGCAGCCCACCTCGGAAGAAAGTGCCATCATCAAACGTAGCTGGTGGCGAGAGTGGGAAGAGAGGGAGCCGCCTCCTGTATCGTTCATCATTCAGTCATGGGACACCGCCTTCTTAAAGCATGAACGTGCTGACTATTCAGCCTGCACTACATGGGGCGTCTTCTATACTGACAATGAAGACGGCGTGAAGATGCCGCATATTATGCTGCTGGACGCTTTGCAGGAGCGGCTGGAGTTTCCGGAACTCAAGGTGCGGGCGCAGGAGCTGTACATGGAGTGGCGGCCCGATGCCTGCATCGTTGAGGCGAAAGCAGCTGGGGCACCATTAATCTTTGAGCTGCGTCGTATTGGCCTGCCGGTAACGGAGTACACGCCAACGCGGGGCAATGACAAGGTATCAAGAGTGAATGCGGTTGCCGACTTCTTTGCCTCGGGTGTGGTGTGGGCACCGAAGACCCGCTGGGCGGAGGAAGTCATCGAGCAGTTCGCCGCCTTCCCGGTGGGTGATCACGACGACCTTGTGGACTCATCGACCCAAGCCCTGTTACGTTTCCGCCAGGGAGGATTCATTGCACTGGAAGCCGATGAGGATATGGGCACAGAAGTTCCACGAATTGCCAACTATTATTAAGGCGTTTAAACTCGCCGCGACAAAGGGGAATCCATGGCTGTCGATAAAGCAATAACACCTTTGGAAATGGCCGATTTGCAACAGCGCCTAGATGCCGCGCCAATGCCCGAAGACGCCCTTGTGATTGGCATCGATAATCCCGATGCCGTGTCTATCGAGACAGAAGACGGCGGCATGCTTATTGATTTCCAGCCAGAGCTTGAAGCGGACGAAATACCGTTCGACGCCAACCTTGCCGAACATATTGACGAACACATCTTGGATGCCATTGGCTCCGAACTGCAAAGTGCCTACGAGGACGACAAGGCATCCCGTCGTGATTGGGAAGAAGCCTACATGGCGGGGCTGGATCAGCTTGGGTTAAAGGTCGAGGACCGTACCACCCCGTGGCCCGGAGCTTGTGGCGTTCATCATCCCCTGTTGGCTGAAGCCGTGGTGCGCTTTCAATCACAGGCAATCTCAGAAATCTTTCCGGCGGCAGGCCCAGCACGCACCCATATCATGGGCAAAATCACCCGCGACAGGGAAGAGCAGGCTTCTCGGGTACAGGATTACATGAACTACCTGATGACCGAGCGCATGACGGAATACCGTAGCGAGACGGAACGGATGCTGTTTTCGCTGCCGCTAGCGGGGAGCGCGTTTAAAAAGGTTTACTACGATCCGAACATGGAACGTCCTTGCGCGATGTTCGTGCCGTCCGAAGACATGGTGGTCTTCGATGGGGCCACTGATTTAAATACCACCACCCGGCTTACGCACGTGATGCGTAAGACCAAGAATGAAATTCGCAAACTGCAAGTCAATGGCTTTTATCGGGACGAAGAGATTTCCGATACTGAGATGGACGTTGATGAGGTGCGTTCCAAGTACGGCGAGCTGACCGGCGATAACCCCAGCTCGGGTAGCAACAGCGGTTATTTGAGTGGCGACTCCGTTCACACGTTGCTGGAAATGCACGTTGAGCTGGATCTGGATGGTTTCGAGGATATGTTGGAGGGCGAGGAAACCGGCATCGCACTGCCCTACGTCGTCACGCTTGATAAGGAATCCGGCACGATACTGTCCATTCGTAGAAACTATTACGAAGACGATTCGCTGCGTCTACGGCGCACCCACTTCGTGCACTATGAATATCTGCCGGGGTTAGGTTTTTACGGACTTGGACTGATCCATCTGATTGGTGGGTTGGTCAAGTCTGCAACGTCCCTGCTGCGCCAGCTGGTGGATGCAGGCACGCTGGCAAATCTACCCGGAGGCTTAAAGGCTCGGGGCATGCGTATTAAAGGGGATGACACCCCCATCATGCCCGGTGAGTTCAGGGACGTAGATGTCCCCGGCGGCACCATCAAAGAGAACATTTCCTTCCTGCCCTATAAAGAACCCTCCGGCACGCTGTTCCAGTTACTGAACAACATTGTCGAAGAGGGCCGACGCTTCGCCGCCATCACCGATGTGAAGGTGTCGGACATGAACAATCAGGCTCCGGTGGGTACCACCTTGGCGCTGATGGAAAAGAACATGAAGGTCATGTCGGCCATTCAGGCAAGACTGCATGCGTCCCTTAAAAATGAATTAAAGATACTTGTCACCATCATCGAGGACTTCGGGCCGCCCGCCTATCCCTACGATGTGAATGGTGATCCGCAAGCGATTGCCCAGGACTTTGATAGTCGTGTTGATGTGATCCCGGTATCCAATCCGAATGCGGCCACGATGTCACAGCGCATCATGCAGTATCAATCCGCCTTGCAGCTGGCGGCTCAAGCGCCACAACTTTATGACTTGCCGCTCTTGCATAGGCAAATGCTGGAGGTTCTGGGTATCCGCGATCCGGATAAGATTGTTCCCGTTGACGATGATATGAAACCGGAGGATCCGGTAGCGGAGAACATGGATCTATTGAATACCAAGCCTATTAAGGTATTCCAGTATCAGGACCACGACGCCCATATCCAGACGCACATGGCCATGGTGCAAGATCCGAAGATCCAGCAAACCATGGAGCAGTCGCCTACAGCGGGTGCAACTCAGGCAGCCGTGGCGGCTCACGTCACCGAACACCTTGCTTTCAAGTATCGGAACGAAATCGAAAAAGAACTGGGCATCGAGCTACCGCCATTGGGCACGGAGCTGCCGGAAGAAATCGAGTCCCGCTTGTCAGGACTTATTGCACAGGCTGCCGAACAGCTGCTTGATAAAGACCAGCAAGAGGTACAGGAACAGAAGAATCAGGAGATGGCAGAAGATCCTATCTTGCAAATGCAGCGTGAAGAGTTGGAAATCAAGAAGCAAAAAGTACAAGCCGATGCTCAAGCTGATCAAGCGAAGCAGCAGGGCGAACAGCAGAAGCTAGAGCTGGAAGCCGAGAAAGCGCAGATGCGCGACGACCTGCAGCGCTTCAAGATCGAAAGCGACGAACGCGTGGCGGGGGCGAAGATTGGCGCGGAGATTGCCGAGCGAC